CAAGTACAGGTATAAAACCTAATTTAACACCGCCTAATTCAAAGGTTGGTATTAAGTCGTGCTTTGTATCAAATACCTTGTTTAAGTGTAGTGCTATTTCCTGTACGCTTTTGTATTTGATTGTTGCCACATCTTTTAAATCAAGACTGCAAAATATCTGTACCATCTTCTGAAGCAGAAAAGTTGTATCCTTATTTTCGTCAATGTTTATCTTTTCAAACTTTTGATATTGCCCTAATGTAATTTCTTTTAGGCTATCAGGTACGTTTATTTCAATCTTCATATTAATACAATAATATTATGCCTAAACTGTATAAATAGAAAAAGGGCTACATTACTGCAACCCTAATCCTACTAACAAAATGAAACGGACATTTGTAGCTGCCCAAACTATTCTCTTAATATAAACCTTTTATATGCATACTCATAAGCTTCTTCTATCTTATCTTCTAATTCTTTACTGTTTTGAATATATGTTTTTTTTCCTTTTATTGTATTCTTACCTTTATAATCTATATGTATTTTAACATCTGGTCCTTTAAAGGTTCCTTTTACAGTAGGTTCTTGTACTACATATATCTCTTCGTACCAACACGCTTGTCTCATCTTATAATTCAAATATAAACATTATTAAATACATCCAAGCATACATAGATGCGTAAGCTGTTAATCCCCAAGCTGAAGCTACTATTATATTTTTATAGCTAAACATTGCTTTTAGTATTCTAGTTTCAATTCTATTCTTTGTTTTCATAATATAATTATTGGTTAATTAAAAAGGGGGTTGCCCCCCCTGTTTTTTATGCTTTTTTTAATTGAGGATATACACAAGCCGCAAGTGCATTCTGTAAACCGTATTCACCCTGATACTCATTACATACCCTTATAAATGTTAAGCAGTAATCGCTATCTGTAATACATCCTTTAAATTCAGATGTATAGTCTTTAAACATCCAGTTAGTTTTAACTCGTTTAATTAATTCCTTTGAAAATATAAATTGTAATTCGTGATTCATTTTGTTTGTTTTTGTTTTTAATTATAATCAAATATACTACTATTTATTTAATAAACAAATAATTAACAATTAATAAATATAGTATTGCCCTTTGTTAGGGTTTTCTAATTGGTCTGTTAATACGTAACGTGCAGCATCTATACAGTCAGGATGTAACCCTGATGGTTTTTGTAATTGGTTACCTTCTTTATCCTTTGCCCATATATAACCACCTAACTCACGTTTTAGGTTCTTACTTCTTGCTGTTACGTATATTTCATTTTGGTTCATAAGGTTTAAACCATATACTACTGAATCTCTACCTTTAGTTACTCCGTGTATATTATGACCATATCCTTGCAATTCTGCAATTGATTTTGGCTCTGCACTATCTGCCACAATGTTTTGTCTTATATCAGCTTGTGATAAGAACCTGCTTATATCTCTATTTAGCATTCCTTTCTTATATAGAACCTCATCATATATATATGCATCATTCCATTTGTATAAAGCTATTAAGGTTGTAGGGTCTACACTATAACCAAAGTCCATTCCATAAGCTAATAGCCTTGATTCTTGTGGTATGTTATCTATTTCTTTCCAGTCAGGAATACACACACCCTCTAAAGAACCTGTTTCACCAAGTCCATATACTCGCCACCAGTTTGCCCAATAGGTTGAGGTTTTACCTTTCTCTCTTGCTTTCTCTATTTCTTTTACAATAGATTGTTCAAGTACTTCGTTATCTTTATATGTTAATGTTATATAGTTTGCATCTTCTTGACCTATTATTTCTTTGTCTACCCAGAATAAACTAGAGGGATTATAATCTAACCATACAGTTCCACTTGTTCTAACCGCTAATTGATTGTAAGCATCAAATGGTACATTATTACATTCGTTTATATATAAGTCAGTACGTCTTGCTCCACGTAATTTATCACTTTGATCTGTGCTAAAAAATTCTATGTAACTACCATTTGTAAATGTGTACTTTAGAACGCTTTTATTTAATTGGCTATCATTATATCTACCTAAACCTTTTAGAAGTTGACAGAAGTCCTTAAAAGCACCTCTACGAAGGTGTGGTACAGATTCAGATACTACACTGATCTCTTTGCCTTTGTTTTTAATAGCATAATCTATTAGAATAAGTAGAATACAAATAGTCTTTCCAGCTGATGTTCCACCTTTTACTACTCGTATTCTTTTATCTAATTGTAATAACTTATCTAGTGCTTTGGTTCTTGCGACCTGCATCTATAAAAATATTGGTAAATCTTCGTTGATACTAATGTCTTTAGTTTCTCTTGGTTTACCTGCATAATAGTTATAAAACAACTGAACATATTTAAAGTCAGCTTCTTCTAAACCTTTCATTAATGCAGCATACGCTAATGGTTCTAATGGTGTGAGTTTCTCTATTAACTGAAGCTCATCTGCTTTAGTTTTTCTACCTGCACCATCTCTTTTTCCTCCATGTGCCATCTTGAAATAATTTGATTATTCAATTATACAATAGGTTTTGTTTCAATCTGTTATCCAACAAACCCATACTTCTCATAAAACTTTTCTCTTTTAGTATGCTTATCTGTTATTTCTTTTAAATCACTACTAAGCTTATCTATTATTTCTTGTTGGTTTTTTACTTGATCTTTTAACTCAAGGTATTTAAGTACTATTGATTCATTTAGTTCTACCGTTTCATCTTTTTCTACTTGGTAGTTTATTATTTTGTTTTTAAGAATACGCATACTATTATTCATTCTTTTGTCAACTTGTACCCAATTGTTAATACTTCTTACTCCGTGTAATACAGATGCGTGGTCTCGGTTTACTGATTCACCTATTTGTCCTAAACTTAATTGTGTAAATTCTCTACATAGTTTAAAGTATATAGCACGTGCTTCTACGTATTGTCTTTTTCTTGTGTTTCTACTTATGTTTATTTCAAAGTATCTTTCTACTATTTCTTTAATCGTTTCTTTGTTCATCGTCTAATTTTAATATTATATCTTTTATTGTCATATATCCGGATTCGTGTATTGCTTTTAGTATTCCAGCACATGCTTCATATTCTTCTGCCTCTTCATAAAGGTCTATTGCCTCTTCGAGTATTTCAATGTCTTTACCATTTGTTATATCTACTAAAGCAAGCAAGTAAAATTCTTGTATTATTTCTTTATTCAAGAGTACCTTTTATAACGTATTCATTAATCTCTTGTGATTGATCAACAAAAAACTTTTGGAAAATTCTTAATCCATATTCTACTTTATCTTTACCTGAATTGTAAAAGCTTTCTTTAACATCATAAATCCCTAAATCTCCAGATGATTTATCTATTGCAAAAAACTTAAAATCCTTGTAACTTATATTAAATAAATTACAATATATATATACTTGTACATCGTAACCATATTTTTTAGCTGCCCAAGGAAATCCTTTTAAATCACTAGTTGTTTTTAGATCAGCAATATAGTCAAAGCCTAATACATCTGCTTTAGCTCTAAATGGAAATCCATCTAATACTTCAAACGCTGGTACTTCAAACTTTGCTCCTCTAGTTAAGTCTTGCCATATATCATTTTGTAATAAAGCATCAGCTGTATACATTGCTTTGTCATATTCTTTTCTTGTAAATACAAATTGAGCACTACCAACTTCAGCTACTTTCTCTTTATACTTTTTAGTTACTGCTGATTGTACTTCAACAACATGGCATAAAGTATCAAGTTTATCTGGTTCTAATGCAGCTAAGTGTATAAGTCTGCCTATCTTGAAAGCTCCTGAATCAGATTTAAAGTTTAAAGATCTTGCATAGCTTTTAGGTGAATCAATTAAATTCTTAATAGCAGAACTACTTAGTGCATATTTTCCTAACTCACCATAATAAAAAGAATCATCATACATCTTTGATAGCAACTTTTCTTTATCCCATACAGATCCGTTTAATAATTCTATCTTATTTACCCTTTCTTTACTCTTAGTGTATATAGATCTCATGTCTGCAACTGGTACAAAACAAGTATCAGGTCCTTTCATTGATGGCACTAGGTTTAATCTTAATGCTTCTAATTCGCTTTGACTAGTAAAATCATATCCATTGTCATCTATTATTATCTTTACTCCACCAGATTCTAAAGCCCAATTAACAAAATGGATCTTAGGTGTTTTAAAAGTTATATGTTTCCAGTTTGGTTGTTTTAATACTGTTATCATTATTTGTTTTTTACAAATGTACCATTTTCCATTTTACCCTTACGGTCTTTTATTTGACTATATGCTTGTTCTATACAACCTTCTATACTTAAATTACACAAAGCAGCTAAGTTAGTTAATACAACAACACAATCACCTATTGCATCTTCAATCTCTAATCTATCTTTTTTAAGTATTCCTTGTGATAATTCACCAACCTCTTCTAAAAGTTTTAAGTATTGTGTCTTAGGATCACCTTTTTCAAGTATACCCTTTTCTCGTGCCCATTCTCTAATTGGTTCAAACTCATTGTTTAACATCATTTTTTCTTGTTTAAAAAGTTATTATATAAATGTAAGTTGTGTGCAAAATGATAATACTCTCCAATATCAATACGTAATCTTAAAGCTACTAACTCTTGTAACTTACTAAAACAATATTGATCATTGCAAAATCCATACCATAAATCATTAGACCTCATTAGTACAGCCATATTTAATCTGTTTTCATATACTGTAAATTGTACAGCATAAGTACATGGAGTGTCTTTACTATAAGTGTTTATCTCTTTACCATCATATATAGATATTGCAGCGTGTCTAGTATTACTATTATTCTTTAGTATATTTACCACATTATCTAATTGTTTGTTTCGTTGCCATTGCCATCCATAGTTTGACCTAACATTACCATCTTCATCCATCATCATTTTCCATATTGGAGCATGTATAGATATTTCTTTAGCATTGGGATCACCTGACAAATACCAATCCCATTCCCTTTCAGCATATTTATTAGACCATTTCCTAAAATTAGTATCTATCTTATGATCTAAAGGATTTAATATAGTAAAACCTTGATTAAATAAAGCTTTAGTGTTATCAAAATCATTACCTTGTTCAGATATTAAATCATAATAACTTTCAAAAGCCTCTTGTGCATTATTAAATGTCATGTATATTTTATTTAAAATCTCTTAAATCGTTCCAATCTCTATACGAATGTATTAAATTTTTTTTAATTGTAGGTTGTTTTGCATTGCCAGCTACATTAAAAAACCAATCACCGTGATCACCATATCTATTCATGTAGTCCCAACCTTTAGAATCGTAAGAGTCTTCACAATTAAATTTAGTAGGTATCAATTCCGATCTACTGTTAAAGGGTTTATGATAAGAATAAAAATCAGCAATACCTAATTCACCTTGTTGTATGTTTCTAGCAACAGCAACTGCCTTAAACTTTGTATTAGGTAAAGCAATCTGAAGTGATCTAGTAAGTACTCCAGTTGATATAACAGACCACATGGTTTTTGGTTTAACCTTATCTTTAAAGTAGTCATATATACATCTAACACCTCCGGCTATAACCATAGGATGATTTAAACCCAATGGTACAAAACAATATCCATTAGCTACAGCATATTTTTTTGCCAATATATTAGCATTAGGCATTGCAGCTATTCTAGCAAAAATAGGTTTAGCACCTAACTCAATACACAAAGCTTGATGATCACTTACTTCTTTTGATGCAGGCATTACTAATATTAAATCAAGATTGTATTTCTTACATAACCATGATAAAGATATTCCAGCAAATCCTCTTCTTGGTTGTACGTATACTATCTTCTTAACTCCTTGACTAACAAGTTGTTGTATAAAGTACTCACCACTTCTAGCTTTATATCCAACCTCGCAAGATACTGATTCATCTATCACATTAAAACCATCTATTTGTTTTACATTAAAATCACCAAAAGATGACTTAAATTTTTTAGTCTGTTCTAAATAATCATCAAGACTATAATCTTTTAAATCATTATTAACTTGTGTACTCTGTTTGTTCAAGAACATTATTAAAATATTTAATATTATTATTTTTTCTTATATGATGATCACTTTGAAAATTATTTATATATCTAATAAAATCACAAGCAACATCTTCCATATCATAAGGCTTAGAATAATTTCCAGTTGTTTGACATAGATAACGTAAAGCTTCATTTTTTTTCATCTTAGGTAATATCATCTTTAAACATTTAGATGCGTTAGAGCCTACATATACATCACTATCTTGGTCTACAAGATCAGGATAATACTCAGCTAAATCCATTGCAAAAGCAGTTAAAACAAAATTTTGTCTCTTAAAACCTCTTGATCTTAACCAATGATTTCCTAAATCAACTACCATAGTTATAGAATAGCCACCTTGTTGTACTTCATTCATTATCTCATCAACTAAATTTAAAGAGTCTTCTACTATAAAATTCTTTAATCCTTTTTTTATCATAGGTAATAAATAACCTTTTACATCGCAAAAACCTTTATCAGGTATATTATTTACCCAATCAACAATATCATACCTTTTTAATACTAATTCTTGTACTATCCAAAAATTACCAAAACCATGGCTTCCGTAAGGTATTATGTCTTTTGGTTTATAATTAATACCAGATCCACATAATCTAAATAAATAAGATAAATAAATGAAATTATCTGTATCTATCTTATGATCTTTAAAATATTTACCGTTACCTTTTGGATCATCTTTGCCTTTTATTATAGCTTCTAATAAACTACTAAAAGCAGCATATCTTCTATTAACAACATCATATATTGGTACATGCCATATTAAATCATCATTAATATCTTGCCTAGTCCACTTATAACCTTGATACAATCTTTGTTGATTCATCTTAGCTTTATAGTAATAATCTTTAAATTGATCTAACATAATTGATTTATATATTTATAAGACTTTGGCCTTAAGTGAACCGATTGCCTTGATTCCATATCATCAAAAGATAATCCATCATCATAATTAAAATCCCATTCTATTAAATTGTAACCATAATGATTACATCCTCTTTTTAAGAGTCTATTAAATTCTTTAACATAACTAGTCCTATCTTCTTTAGATCCAAAGAAAGCTTTGTCTTTATATAACCCTGTGCCAGGTAATTTTCTAGATTCATCTTCTATAGGTAACAAAGAAACCAAAGTAATATTATCTATATTTAAATCTTTTAATTGTTTAAATAACTCTCTAATTAAATCAACAACAGTATCTCTTCCTTTAAATCTATGTATGTGAAATCTTATATCTATGTTACCAGCATAAAAAATTAAGTCATTAATATTATCTGTTATATACTTTTTTAATCCTATTTTTAAAAAACCATTTAAAGTTTTACCATCATTTCTATCTATAGTGTATCCTGGTTTAAAGACGGATACGGAATGGCTATCACCTAATATTAATTTATCTGATAAATCTTTTAAATTAATAATCTCAGGTATTTTATTACAAGATAATCCTGATAATTCTTTTCGTTTATTACATACTACGTTATAATCTATCATTTCATTAATACAATAAACTTTACCTTTATATTTATTTAACTTGTTTAATTTAATATAAAAAGAATCTTGTACACCTCCAAAGAAATTAAATACACCTTCCTTATAGTTTATACCTTCAGACAATATTAATTCATCGTACTTATCCCAATCATCTTTGTCAGTTAATATATCAGCATCTAACATATTTTTAATTAGTAAAGTCCAACCTCCGTTGTGACTATTAAGACTCTTGACCGGGTTACTAACTAAACCAACTATAGCTCTATTTACCATCCTCGTGGTTGTTTAATGCAGCTAAATAAGCAATAGCGTCAAGTAAATTATCTTCTTTGTGATTATATGATTCCCTTGATAATTTTAAAGCTACCATACACATATACATATCCTTAGCAGTAATATTTTTTCCTGTACATGATGAAGCGATTTTAGCTGCTCTTTCCATACCAGATGAAAAAGGTCCATACATTCTTTCTTTTTCTTCTGTACGATTGTTTATTATATCATTTGCTTTCTCTAATATATTCATAGTTCTATGTTATCTAATATTTGAATTAATTCTTCTAATTGTTGTTTGTTAATGTCGCCGGTGCTATAGTAATGTATTTGTTTTGCTTTACCTAAAGCCTGACCAATCTTAAATGCGTTTTGTGTACGTTTTTCTATGTCCATTGTTCTTTGTTTAAAAAGGGGCTTTCGCCCCCTGTTGTTTAATTATTTTTTAACTATTAAAATGTATTTCGTGTATATTCAAGTTTTTTAAAGTTGGATACATCCAGTTTTCTTTATGTTCTTGCTTTTTTAATGATTTAATAATTAATACTTTTAAGTTTAAAAAATCGTTGATGTTTGCTTTGTTTGTCATTTTGTTTGTTTTTTGTTATACTCAAATATAAACAAATAATTTAAACATACAAACATTTTATTAACTTATTTTATTTTTCTCTTATTTCTTTAACTATCATTGCTTCTAAAAGTCTTAATAATCCGTATCCTAATAATATTTTAAATACCAACATCTATTCTTGTTTTAAGTCTTTGTATTTCTTCTTCTAATCCTTTAACTTTATCTTCTGCTGCCCTTGCACGTTCTACTGCACGTATCTTATCCAGTCTGTATTCGCTTAACGATTGATCATACAGTCTTTCATTGCCTATTAAGCTATGTACATAGAATCCTACCTCCTGCCATCCAAAGTACATTTCATTTAAAGCATTGTTTTTAGGTTTTAGTTTTCTTGATTTAATTATGTGTTCACCTATTAAATTAAAGTTAGTATAGTATTCAGCTTCTTTAATATTGTTGAGTTTCTTATTCATATTCTTTATATACTTTTTCTAGTTTATTCCATACACCATTTAAAAAACAACTGCTACAAGAAGTTAATTCTTTTTTGTCTTTAAATATTCTATTGTAGATAGATAGTAATTCTTTTTGTTCTTCTGATGTTATTTTGTTAATCTTTCCTATACGATCTGTTAGATAATTGTATTCATCTTCCATTAAACATAATGGTTTTTGATATGGAAACAAATCATTTAGAATCTTAGCACGTTCTTCACAACCACAATCTTCACCTGCCATAAATTTAACAGCTCTTTTTATTCCAACCTTTTTAAATACTTTTTCTACTGTATCGCCTATACCTTTGCTTTTTGCTTCGTGGTTCTTTTTCCAAGCCTTGTAAGATTTGCTTCTTTTATCACCTTTAAATTCTTCCATAGTTTTTAAATTAATTCGTAGTCATCATTTTTAAAATCATCATAACTTTCACCAAATTCTTCTTTTAGTTCTTGCTTTGCAGCTTTTAATGTATGGTATATACTTACCCAACTTATTCCAGTTTCAGCAGCTATACCACGTATGCTCAATCCTGAATCCCTATACAATAAAAATAGCTTTTTTTCATACCAACGCCAGTTATTAATATGTTCATCCATTAATGTGCATATCTTATTGTAAGCTATTTGCTCATCCATTTCATCAATGTTCTGTATTTCTGTGGTAGTTTTTTCATTGTCGAGGTATACTTTAATAATTTTTCTTTTGCTATTATAATATTGAAAGTATATAGAACGCAAAGTAAAAAAAATATATCCCCTACTAACGACACCATTTTTAATAATTTTTTCTTCATCAGCATATTTGTATATAGTTAAATACATTTCTTGTACTAAATCTTCAGCAAAATCATATTCGCTAAAACTATTTACTATCTTAATCCACTCGTTATGCCTTTTAGCTACAATAGCTAACCATTCGCTTTTCTTATCCATATCACGTTTATACTAATTACACACAACAAACATTGCAATGTGTATTCGTCTTCGTCTTCGTATTGTTCTTTGTGATATAAAAAACCAAACATTATTCCTTTAATAGGACTTATAATTATTTCACCATCCTTAAAATGACCTACCATTATAATAATAAATGCCATAAATAATAAAATACCTAATACTATCATAGTTTAAACTCTTCAATTTGTTTTACATTATGTATCAAATCTTTACCAAAAAATTCAAAACCAACATTATTAATTTTCATTTTTAATTTTATTGGATTTTCATGTGTTGTTGGTCTGCCTCCTGTTTCATTTTCTTTTACTTTAAGAATTGATAAATTACTATACATCCAATCAGTTGCATGACTTGTGTACCTATGTATGCAAATAATATCATCTGCACGGTTTCCCCATTTACCTCCTCCTTCTACATCAGCTATAGAAAGTGGTTTAGATAGTCCTTGATATTCATGGCCACCCTGATGAACTGTTCGTAAAGCGCTTGTTACTCCATGAGCATTTAAAAATACTGTTAAGTTTTTCTTTTTAGCAAGCAATCTAAATTCACTAGCAACTTGATAATCATACTCATGTGAATTACCAAGCAACTTTTGTAGCGAAGGATCTTTACTTAAACTATTATAAGGATCTATTAATAAAGCATCATAATTCCAGGCATTTTTAATTAATACTGCTTCTTTAAGTAAATCTTTATATGTGTAAAGATCATCAACATCTATTATCTTAAAATGATTATCACACCATTCAACTGCTTTACTAATAAGTAAATCTGAAGCCTTTTGTATAGGCATTCCCATTTTAAATTCTATAATCTTTCTTACTATCGATTGAGGCGTGTTTTCACTAGACCAAATTAAAAATCTTAAATTATGTTTAATTGCCCATAAAACAAATAAATATATAATTACCGTAGTTTTACCTACATTGGCGTGGCCAATTATTAAATTAAAGTTACCATGTTTAAAGCGCATAAACTCGTCAATCTCAGGTATATCAATTTTTAATCCTTCTTTTACTCTTCCATACTTTATATCTAATATTCTTTTCTGTATTGTCTTTGATTGTGCTATCATAATCCTGTTGGGGGTTTAGCATATTTTTTAATTGTTTCTTTGTTTTGTTCGTTTCTATTAGGTTTTATATAATAACCTGTGATATGGTTTACGTAGTAATTCCAAAAGTCATCAGGAAAGGCTTCATCTTTTTTTAGTTTTCGCATTAAGGTATAAAAAAGGGGGCAGGAAAACCCCCGTTAAATTAAAATGGTAAATCTTCTTTAACTACTTCACGTGCTGGTTGTTGGTCTACATTATCTATATTTCCAATATGATTTGCAATTTTCCAACCGTTTATACTATTATAATACTTTCCGTTGTATTCATTACCGCGAATGTTAATTGAAACGCTAACCGGGTTACCTATTTGAAAGGTTTTTATTTCAGCTACTTTATCTCCCATAAAATCTATCGCAATGTCTTGTGGATATTGTTCAGTTGTTGTTATTACTAATTGGCGTTTTTGCCATACATTTCCTGTTTTTTTTGAAGTTCCCGTTACCGTTTCCCCAATTAATTTGATGTTTCCTGTAATTTCCATAAATAGTTATTTTTATAATTTTATTATTAAATTTAGTTGTGTAATATACTTTTTTGATTTTACAATTTTGATAACTCATCTTTAACGGCTTGTCCTAAAGCATATTTAGTACTTATATTTTCAACACTTCCGCCTTCTTTTATAAATTTTTTGGCCTTTTCAAACTCAGGTGTATTTAAATTTAAAAAAGGTTTAGAAGGTTTTTTATTATTAAGAGTTATTCCACTAGCAATATTTGCATCATCATCTACAGCCTGAAGACCAAGTAAACTACCTAACGTATATCTACGGTAGTAAGTTATAGCTGATCCTAATTTTTGTGGATCATTTATCTGTGGTAACTTTAAAGCACTTATAACGCCTCCGCTTCCGTCAACACATATTAGTTTACTATATACCATATCTTCTTCAATAGGTTGTAATAAAAGTAATCTATGTTTTTTTAGTAATGGTTGTAGTTGTTTAATAAGTGAATTAATATCAAAATACTTTGACTTGTAAAATGGATTTCTAGTGTCTTTACTAATAGTACCTATCTCTTGTTGTAATTCAAATAATTTCTCATTAATATTTGATTCTTTAGCCATCTTTCTTTGTGTTTAAAATTAATTGATTTTTTAATTGTTCGTTTTCTTTACGGAGTTGTTCAAAACCGTATTGCAGTTCTTGGACTCTCCCGTACAATTCTGCTTCTTTGTTATATTGTGTCATAATGTAAATCTATAAAAAAAATTAATACAAAACAAAAAAAGGGTAAGAAATTAATCCTACCCTTTCAAACAAAGAACAATTTTACAAGAGAAAATCAAGTAAACTTTTTAAGCCTTTGGCTATATTTTTGTATCATTTCTTCCAATTCTACATTTGTAAATTTAACAATTTTACGACTTTCTTCAAGTAGCTTTTTAGATAACTTATTACCAAGATATAAACTATATTTATATTGTTCACCATATCTAAAAACATTACAAGCTGCACATTGTGGTTTAACATTTCTTTCATCCCAACGAATAGAATAATGTTTTCTACTCATAAAATGGCCCGCTTGGATCTCTTTCCAAAAGAACGTCTTAGAGCAAGTAACACAAATACAATTTTTATTGTTGTCCGCATTGCTTAACCTTGTCCATTGACTAAATACCGTATCAAGTTTTTTTACTAACTTACTTCTTGTTGGTTTTTTAGGCATCTATTAGATTTCGCAAATCCTTTTCATTCATGTGTGATTCTAATATATAACCATCTAAAGGGCTAATTAAAGATATTGCCTTATAGATTTTTCTACTAATTGCTTTTACTTCTTTCTTTTCAGTCTTGCTTGATTCTATTCCAAGATTAGTATACATATTTGCGTCGATTTCTAAGAGAGTATCTACCTTTTTTTTTAAAGACCAAGTTTTATATGCTTGTATTTTTCTTATTTTTTCTTCGATTTCCATTATATATTAAATAATTAAGTAGTTATTTAACCACTACCCACCAAAATTACAATTTTTTTTTAAATAATGTAAACTTATAGACTACAAAATTATAAACACTAGCGTCCTTGTCCCTTGTATTTTTTAAAGTAATTATTTGAAGATTTTAAAGCTGATTGCTTACTCTTACTATGTATTCCCTTTCGTTTGACTTTAACTTTTTTATAGTTAATAACTTTTTGCTTTACCATTTATTGATGCTTTGAGTTTCCAAATACTTTCTCAATGCCTCGTGATCCAAAATATCCACCTATGACAATACTAAGTAAACCAGTAATTGAGTCTAAAGGATATCCTAAATACCAACCTATTACATAGCTTACTGTTAAAAACACTAAAGTTAAAGGTCTTACATTTGAAGATAACCAAGAACCACTACGTGCGTCTGCTACCCATCGTCTAGTTGTACCGTCAATTTCAGCGCGCTCTAAGTCAAGTTTTTTAAGAGCTAATTGTTTATCACTATCAGACATATCAGAACCACCTATAATAGCCTGTATTACTGATCCTACTGGAGTATTTCCTGCAATAGCACCTACGACATCAGGTATCTTATTTAAAAGAAATTTACCTACCGCTGTATCTTTAAATTTTTTCTTATCCATAGTGTGTTTCCTACGGTGTTAGTATGTCCAGACTGAGTTAGGTTTGCTTTCGTCATTGTCGCAATGCACGAAGGACTGAGCCACGCCCAATCTTTTAAACCCTGCTTTGATAAGGGAATCAATAATAATGTATCTTTCTTTGCCACTTCCCACTTTAATATCTGCGGCTTTTCCAACAAGATGACTGGAGTTTGATACACCCCCAACTTTTTGATTATGAGTTTGGCTTCTGTAGCCTGAATTAATGGTAAACGGAATCCCTGCAATTCCACGTGCATCATCGAGCATTTGCAAAAAAGCATTATCCATATTAATGCCACTATTTTTAAGTGTTGGGTCATCAAATTCTTGTATATCAAAATGTAACATATTTTATTTTAAGTGTGTACCGTCACAATATCCGTTAAGATTTGCTGTGTTTCCACATTGGCAAGTTTTAGGTTCTTTCATCTTTTCTTTATTTTCTTCTTAATTTTTTCTTTTACTTTTTTAGCTTTATCTTCAATAACATCAGGAATACCATCTTTATCTTCATCTTTAAAAAGACCGTTGTAAGTTAACACAACTACACCTGCGGATATTAATACTAATATACCAATTAATTTAATCATAATTTATTTTTTATTTTTATCGTCAAAATCCATAGCTGATTTTAAAATAAACTTATCAAACATATCGTCCTGATTTTTAATTATATCTTTTTGTAGTTTAATAATCATAGCTTCATATTCATCTTTAGATTTAATTAAAGAATCTATTGTTTGTTCTTTACTATCTAGTTTGCTTTTAAGTGCATTTACATCGTCTGGTTTACTTCCTGTAATTGTGCTTATGACCATTGCTAAACTTGCGCTTAATGTTCCAATTAACATCATAACAACTTCTTT